CTTGACAAACAAGTCAGCGGCCTCAGCAGCTTCAATCATCAGTGACGTTACAGGATACATAGGATCTGTGTAGATTGCTGTCTCCTGTGCTAGCTTTTGATAATCATTAAATTCCATACATAGCCTCGTTTATCTCGCTGTCAAAAAAACTACCTTCTCCTCCACAATCAGGACAGGTTGGAAGAGACATAACCTCAGTATCTTCGGTGGCATCATTAAACCCGTCTCTACCAGAACCATCACATCTTTCACATATGGTAGAAGAAATTCCGTTAGCGTAAGCCCACTCATTTTGGTTCATAAATTCACCTCGTCAACTGCTTCAATCATTTTGTCTAGATACCACTTAGCCTTCTTCAGATCCTGCACTGGATGCTCCTTGTAGCGCCACCTGTGAAGATACTTCAGAGTGTTACCTTCACAGTACTCAATAAACCCATCACCCAACTGTTGCTTGATATAATCAATGGCTTCGATACCGCCTGTGTTGTAGTGCTTAGGTTTAGTTACTGCATCCCACTGCTCTGGTGTTGCGTCATTCAATCTCGTCATCGTTGTATATATCCTCCACTTCTAATTCATCTTCAAGGTAATCACGTTTAGTTTCAATAAAGTCTTCAAACCTATCAACTAAATCTTCAGAGCTTATATCCAGTACCTCTAGCAGATCAATCTCTGGAAGTTGCTTTAGCTTATCACATAGATCTTTAAATGTCATGGCTTTTCCTTACCATACTTATTGTGAAGATAGTTTATTGAGATAGGTAGTTCATCAAAGCTGCCGTCATCTACTTCGTTGAACATCCAAATACCTGACCAACTCCCGTTAGTCTGAGGATTAAGGTAGTCTTCATCGTGCTGATAAAAGATACCTGCAAACAATCCAGTAATGCTCTTGCCGTCTGCACGTCTTGCATAGCCTATGTCACGGTCTTGCACATGGCCTTGCACACAGCTCATCATCTTCTTCTGTAAAAGTAACTTTGCATTCGTTACAGGTCTTCCCATAACACCAGAACAGAAGTAATGACAGTAAGCTATGCCATCAATGATGATAGGCTGTAGGAATGGGACAACTGTCCAGCCCATCTCAGGCAACATCAGATCATCGTAGCTCATCAGACCCTCTAGCTTCGCATCAGCCTCTATAGCTCTCTCAATGCGTTGCTCGTGGTTGCCAAGAAGAAAGAACATCTTAGGTCGCCACAGCTTCTTCTTGTTGATACGAAGGCGCTCACGCTCTGCTCTGATAGGCTCTAAGAATGCAAGCATAGCATCAATACCTGCCTCTACATCTTTGGTGTAGCGTCTACCTTCAATGCTCTTCTTACCTACATCGTAGCTTGACAGGCTTGGCATATCCCAGTGATCGCCTAAGTGGATGATCACGTCAGGCTTCTTCTCTGCTGCGTACTGTCCTGCCCAACGTAGGTGATCATAGTTACTGTCAGGTTTAACTTGAGTGTCAGGAATAATGAGATGTTTCATAACAGATCCTCTATTGGGTTAAGGTCTGATATTGCTACGTTGTAAGACGTTGTTTTAAACTGCATGTTGTTGCTTGTATCTATGTCTCCCTTATTGTACTTCTTTGCCTTAGAAAAAAAGTCAGGCTTACTTAAATAGCCAAGTAAATAAACAACATCGCTTTGATTGTTGTATCTAGTAAACACATAAACATCGCATCTCTGGTGTAACGAAAACTCGCTTATGCTGCAATCGTAGAACGGCTTAGGCTCAACTTTTGTTCTTTTAGTCTTAACGTCAACAGTTCTACCATCTTTAAGACGCCCATCAAAATCTTTGCAGGATTGCTTCTCTGCCCCTAAGTGTTCTAAACTAACTAGCTCTCCAAGAATACCGTCATAGTTTCTAGCACCTTTCATGAAACTATTCTTAAGTTCTCCCATTTGTTTAGCAACTACTCTTGCTTCTTTTTTCTGACTCTCAGTAGGTTTTAGTGCTAACATTATTTATGCCTCCACTTGCTTGGTAAACTCTCTGGGGTGTAATACGTGAAACCGTTTTTATCTGCCCACTCTGCCATCGTAAACTTAGTACCGTCTGCTCGTTTTCTCGCAAAAGGCATTGCAGTGCTTGGGTTTTGGAATACAAATACAAGTTCGTAAGCACACTCAAGATCAATAACCCGTTTAAGAGAGTCTCTAATGTCCACATACTTCTTAGCCTCGTTCCTGTCTCTGAACCTGCCTTTGACTTCGATGTACGATAGTATCTCCTCTTCCTCATCGTAGTATATAAAGTCAGGCTCGTATGTTCTGTGTTGTATGTATGGTATCCTTTCAGTATGGTACTTACACTGTCGCAACTCTTTGGATAGATCAAACTCTAGCCAACTGTCAAACCCTTTAGGTACGTTCTTTCTCGTTCGCTTTTTCATCTACCTCTTCCTTAGTTGGAGGTGTCCAGATTTCTCCTTCATGCCTCCTAAGCCACAACAAGATACCGTTCTCTACTGCTCTTTCTTCACTACCCAGTTTCTCAACACAGACTTCATACATCTCTCGCTCTGTCTTGCCTTCCAATAACTTCTTGGCTGTAACTGGACCAATTCCCTTGACTCCAATGATGTTGTCAATACGGTCACCAGTAAGAAACTGCATGTAGAAATTAAGTAGACCCTGAGTCCTGCTGATGTAGTACTGCTGCTTCTTAACAAAGTTATAGTGCCACCCCTCAACCTGATCAAAGTCTTTATCAATACTGACAATCATTGCCTTCTTAGTACCCAACTCAGTGGCTCTGATAGCAATAGCATCGTCAGCTTCTTGACCTTCAACAAGAGTACCATTCAGCTCTAGCATGTACTCACGCAGTGCATCGTAGTGTACTGGTCTACGGCCTGTCCTGTTGCCCTTGTAAGGCGCTGTGACGGCATAGTCGTTCCTGAAGTTGGTCTTGCCTGTTATGAACAGCTCAAACTCTTCAGTCTCTAACTCATCGCAAATGATTTCAATGGTCTCGCCCAACCTATGTCGAGCGAGTCCAAAGTCATCATCATCGTAAGCAAATCCTACGCGATAAGTAAGAATGTCACCGTCAATCAGAGCGATCACAAAGCTTCCTCAAGATCCTCAAATGAAACTTCACCTGCGGGACGGTACTGGTTCAGGTCAGTAACAACAAGACCACCAATCTTGATACCTAAGCCAACACCAGAACGCTTGGTAGCTGCGTGACTCCATTCGTAAGTCTCTACAACCACGTTGGCCTTTGAACCATTACCTACCTGAACATCTAAAGGTAGCTCAGCGCCTGAGTCGTCCTTGGCGATTATTTCATACTTAGCAGACTTCGCAGTAACAAAATCACCACGATCATCGCCTTTATTGCGAACAGTAATGCCAGCATCCTCAAGAGCCTCTTTCTGATTTGAGTTAAGATTGCACAGGTCTACCTGATACTTACCTGACATATCGTTCTTGTGACGTAGACAAGCCCAAAAGAGCGTTACGTCTTTAAGTGCTAGTTGTTTTCTCATGTTGGGTCTCCTTTGATTTTCCAACTTAGTGTGTGTCAGCCCAGTGATTTCCTATCTTGGCCTCAGCGTCCACCTTGACCCTGAAACTTAATTGTACACCAGCTTTCTCTGCTGATGCAACCATTATTTTTGCTACTATTTCACAGTATTTCTCCTTGACAGCCATCTGTATCTCATCGTGTACGAATGCACACTGCATGACGTGCTCTGACAGTCTCTGTCTGTTCAGTTCCTTGTGTATCTCAACACACCACTGCTTGGCTACGATGGCTCCACAGCTTTGCAAGAGCGTGTTGAGTGCTGCTCTTTCTGATCTGATGTGGAGTCGTCTTCCATCAAGTCCTTTGATTGTTCCTGCTTCTGCAAGCCTTCCCACCCTCTCCTGTAGCTTCTTAAGGTTTGGCGTGTTCGCGTAGAAATTCGCAAGTATCTGTTCACCTTCTTCGTAGCCTCCTCCAACGATTGAACCTATCTTTGCTGCTCCTGCACCATAGAGCGTAGCGTAGATCATAGTCTTTGCCATATTGCGCTCTGGTAATCCTGCGGCTAATTGGTTCTTTGTGTGAATGTCTCCGTTTAATAACTCGTTTGTCCACTCGTCATCCTGCATGTAGTGAGCTAAACAGCGCAACTCAATACCACTCAAGTCACAGCCAACTAACTTATAGCCTTCAGGTACTGTCCAACAGCTTCTACACTCTACCCCAAACGG